TGATGTATCTATAGGTGCTTCTTATGATTCGGATGAAGAAAAATTCGTCCCTTCTCCAACTATTGCACCTTCGCCAAATAATAGTCCCGCTTATCATGAAACATTAGTAGAACCTGAAAGAAAAAGTAGATGTAATTCTAATTGTAAAGTAAAAATAGCTTGTATAGGATTTGGAGTAAGTACGATAACAGCAATTCTTTTGGCATTGCTTAAATGTCAAAACTAACTCTGTATCCATTCTATAACTATATAAGTAGTTGTATAAGCCGAATAATTAGCTGCGGTTCTGACATTAACATTTGTTGTATCTACCCATAGCTCAATGTTATTTGCAACAGCCGTAGTGCTTGCATAAGGTAATGGAATAAATTCTGTATTAGGATCTGTTGCACATCCGTAAATACGAGTAAATGAAAACTCTGAATTTATGGTCAAATAGTGAGGAACTGATTTGGTAGCAGCGTTTGGAAGTGCGCCAAAATTTATTACCAATCTAGAACACTGTCTATAAGCAGGATAAGCAGAAGCAGAAGAATTATTACCAGGATTAGGAAAATAAAGTTGTCCATTGATAAAAGGCTGTAAAACATAATACCCCGCATCTTTATAATTTACGTTAGTTGCCATCAATCCAAGATTTTGATACATACGAACAAGTAATTCAGTCAATTTAGGATCTAAATTAGCAGAATATATTTCATTAACATCCCATACTTGCGTAGATGGAATAAAGGTTCCGGTATTCTGTGGATATGAAAATGGCATTATTTACTACCTTCCCAATTGAATTCACTATAAAATTTTGCTTCATCACCCAGAATTCTTTTTTCTTCGTCGGATAATAAATCATATTCTTCTAATCGATGTCTATCTATATTCTTTCTTTTACTAATTCTGTCTAAAATAATATTGTTTATCCATGGATCTAGGTGTATAACTGGTTTCATTATTGTAACCTATCTGTAGTTCTTTCTGTGAATAGTAAAAAAGCTTCTATTTCAAGATCATCCCAAGCAATATTTGGATCAGCTATTTGACCATCAGAAAGATATATATTTAATTGTATGCACTCTCCATCAGTCTGAAAATATAAAGGGTGCCATAATCTTGTTTGTTGTTGTTCAAGTGGATAATTAATTGGATTATAAGGTGTAGTTTCTAATATGCCAGTTCCCATTATTGCACCAGTTCCCGATTGTAACATTGAAACAGTGGTTGATGATGGAAAATAATCTACGGTAATTTGTCCAGCAGCAGTTTTTTGTACAGCAAAATCTATTTTATGAAGATAAACATTTCTATCTTCTTTATCATATGGGTTCCACTGCTTAGATTGCATTTGTGTATTGGATACTCTTGCTAAAGTTCCACCACCACGATATGTTCCTGTGACAATTTGTCCCTGATTTAATGCGATAGTTATATTATCTTTATCTATGACTGCTATAACTTGATATATTCCATTTTTAGTTGCATAATTCACATCAAAATTTGTCATTCCTGAATTTTCAACCGCTACCCAATCTCCAATTGCCAAATTATGATTTATGACAACTAAATTTATTGTTGCCCCATTATTTGTAAGATTAGTGATTTGCAAAGATGCTGCATTTCTTGAGGTTTCTTCGGCATCCAATATCATCACAAAGCCTTCTTGATTGCCGGCAAGTATTTGAATCTCTTCTGCTTCTATAACATTGCTTTCCCATGTATCATTATTTTGTGCCCAGGTAATATTTAAAGATTGCCAAGTTACATCAGACGATTGTTCAAAATACCCAAATGCAGTAAATGTGTCATCATTGTATGCCCATGATGGATTACGATAATTGTAAACTAATACTTTATTTGGAAATATTTGTGTCCCTGTAGCATTATCAAAAGGGATAGCCCAATAAACCATTTCAGGCTTATAATCTCTTATGCCTGCTATACGAACTGAATTATTATTTTTTACATCAAAATCAAATACTTCATCAGGTATTATTTGATCAATTCTTTGTACATTAGAACCATTACAAGCATGTACACCAGTATTTCCTATGGTTAACACTTCTTTATCAAATGGTACCGTTGAGAAAGTAGATTGTGATCCAAGCTCAGTATTTAATCTGTTCCATATAAATGGTAATTGTTCGTTCCCTGTATAAGCAAGCTCCCAAGTGGAACGTTCAAAATAAACTATTAATCTATCTTTAATAAATTCTGCAGTTATTATTTGTTCATCTGTTGGAGCATCAACAAATCCTGCACCTGCTGCATTGCTGGCCGCTCCCATTCCATCTGTATCTGATTGGCCCGGTTCATACCAAGCATTTCTTGCAAGCGGTGACCCATTAAATGAATATCTACATCGTTGTGGATACCATTAATTTACTCCTCCTCCCCACTTTTGCCCAACATTAGTACTTTCAACAGTATTTAATAAAATTAATCTATTTCTAAAAGGTAATATTATCCTTGCTGTAACTACATAAGCACTGTCTAAACGTGCACCGGGTACGGGAGGAGTTCCTGGAGCTGGTAAGAAAAAAAATCCATTTGTCCAAGCAGAAGTTTGAGATGCCCAAACTAATGCACCTGATCCATCATCAAGTTGAGTAAGATACCAAATTGGATCATCTGTTGCTGCACCTGCGCCATTTTTATTAGTAACCTGGAAATTCGTAACAAACATAGTTGTAACATTTATTGTCAAGCCCTTCCAATTGGTTACCCAAAAGAAATTCATAAAATTAGTATCTAATTGGCCATTCCATAATGGAGTTGTTCCAGTTCCTGAACGGACCCAACCAGTTGCTTGAATAAATACATAAGCAAAATATGGATCAAATGCATATGAAGGATGATCATTAATTAAACCAACTTCAAATTGAGTCAATCCCATAACTGGAAATGATGGATACCAGAAAACTGCAGTTCCGGGAGCTTCACCTGTAAACGTTACTGTATTAGGATGAGCTACAGAATTTATTGTAGCTGTTGCGCCTGCATTTGTACTTAATGTTAAAATGCCAGCACCAAGCTGATAAATTGTGAATATATCATTTCCAACAGAGAATATCTGACCTATTTTCAGTAATGTGTTTGTTGCAGTGCCTGGAATATTAATTGGTCCAGGAGTATTTCCAATATTAATTCTTAATCTGGATGTTAATGGATTATTATCTGTTGGTCCCATTAAATAAGAACCAAATCTTTTACGTAATCTTCCTCGCCATACGTACATATTATTTAATAAATGGAAAGCATCATCCATCAATCGCCACTGGCGAACGTCTTTTTGTAGACCTGTCGAATAATTTGCAATTAAATGACGATCGAAAGGCATATTATGCTCCTATAACACGCCACATAAATTGTCCACCGCTTCCATTTTGTACACGTAAATTGGTTGTTGACATACCTGCACTAATAACAAATCTAAGCGCATTGCCCGTAGATGAATCAAGCGAAGTAAGTTGTACATTCCATGGAATAACTGAAAAGCTCGGACCAAAGCCGCCCGCTCCGCTATTACCTATTGGAATATTTATTATTCCTGCAGCACCTGCAGAATAAGTTCCCCATTTTTCCAATGTACCACCAGACCCATATTGCCAGCCATTGCTTGCAAATCCAGGATTACCATTTGTACTCAAAATACAATTTGAAACTGGATAATTAAATCCAGTTTGTGGCATTAAGAACCATATTTCAGCTGTTGAAGTTTGAGCAAAATTTGCATTATAAATTAAAGCTTCTCCAGCTAATGATCCTGGAGTACCTGGTTGTGGCACTAATTCTACAAAATTGTGTTTGCCTGCATTAGCTACGTTAAAGCCAACGTGGTTCACATTTATTAAACTATTTATAGCTTGAAAGTTCCCCAGTATTTGACCTTGAGAAACTGAAATTTGGTCGGTTGCCTGCGGTATATTAGAATTATAAGGCAAAATAACTCCTCGATATTTTTACCCTCAGCATAGATAATTTTTCACTAGTTTCAATCGATATATTTCCAGATTCTTCGTGCTACAATATTACTAACTGTTCCCGGCTTAAGATCAAATTTTCCGCATAAATATTGATTGGAATAACCTTTTTCATATAGATTCCTAATATTATAAACATCTTCAGGAGTTAATTTTCTATGCGATCTATCTTTCTCAACCATATCTAACATATTGTCTTGATGAGTTCCCAACCACAAATGTGCAGGATTAACGCAAATTCTATTGTCGCATGAATGACATACAAATAATTTTTCATTTTCTATGGGTCCATTAAAAAGTATATATGATAATCTATGAGAACTTATTATTTTACTACCGTGATTTGTTTTACCATATAAACGATTACGGCCGCCTTTCCATATCCAACAATAATCAGTCTTTTCAACCCAAGAAAGAAATCTACATTTATCAGAACAAAAAGCTCTAGTATATTTTTTGTAACATAAAGACCCACAAAATTCGCAAGGATATTCTTTTACTTTTCCGGTTTTTCTTAAATAATCAGTTGCATACTTACGTCTTTTAGCAGCGACATGATCAATTTTTTGATATCGCATTACATTTTTACTACGACATTTTCTACAAATTGCTCTATATTTTCCGGATTTAGAATAGGCTTTAGCTGCTGTTTCGTCATTTAATTCACAATTACATGTTTTGCAATATTTCATAATTATCCTTTATTATAAGAATAATTATATGCTATATAAAATTAATTGGCAACTAATATGGTCCCCCAAAAGAATTCATACCCCAATTATTGCCCGAATAATTTGTCTGCTGTTCGTAAATAGTAGCGGTGCGCTGAGTAGTGTTCTGAACAATCGTTCTGCGTAGGCATAAAGCTTCTTGAACCTTGAATTCCGGCTCTATCTTTGCTACACTATCCATATCCATACGATCTTGGAATATTTTGATACTTGAGCCAAGCGCAATATATTGCCAATATTCTTCAAGCTCAGGTACTTGTGTAGTTGCAAGTAACGCAGTTGGTCTCTGAAATACTTCAATGTTGACTGGATATGCTTGATCGGGTACGGGCCTTAAAATAAACTGATTTGCATAAAACAGTAGCGCTTGAGGTATAGCCAAAGTTTGTGGAACCGTATTTGCATTTATAGGGGTTCCAAATGTTGTATTATTAGTAAAATTCAAAACAAATTGTCCAGTTAAATAATTAATGAAATTGTTTACATTTTGAATAGTTGGAGGGTTCATTAATGCAGCTTCATATGCTGCTGTATTTGGATCGTAAAGATTACCTATATTCAATTTAAATCCAGTTGCCGGATCAACTAATGGTACATCAACCAAAGTCTCACCAATTATGGCACCATTAACCAACGTTGATGTAGCTGAGAATGTCACATTATTTTGCAATAATGATATTCTCTGTGTGAAATTATTGCTTGGTATAAATGCCTGCTGTGAATTTACCACACCTGTAAACGGTCCTGTAGTTCCGTTGCCAGAACCTACCATCGAAATGCTATTCAATAACGGGTATATTCCATAAAACTGTGCTCTTGATTGTAGAAATATCTGTTGATAGCCGCCTATATATACTGGGTCACTTATAGATAAATATAAGTTCTGAAAATTATATAACGGATTATTGAGAGCCCCAGCAAAGGATGCTTCGTCGGTATTATAAACATCCTGGCCGGGATTAGTATAAAAAGTAAAAGTTGAGCGAAGATTAAAAGTGCGTAGATGTTCAGGGAAGTCATAAACAATAAAAGTATTAATATAATTATTTAAATCTTGATCGGTAAGTTGCTGAGTCGATGGAGATCTAGTCAATCGTCTAACCTTCTGTTGAATCTGCAATAATGTAGGCGGATTCTGAAAGCCCGTTTGTACTGTAGGCGTAGCTGAAGGTAGCGTTGGATTTGACATATATCTCCTTAATATGCAATCAACCTAGCAAATAATTTTGTTGTGTAAAAATGAAATTTTAAGGCGTTGCCACATAAGGTAAAACATTCTGTACGGCTGCTGTCAAAATACTTGCCTGTTCAGCCATTGGAACTGCTTGCGCATATTGCTCATTCCCACCAGGAACAACAAAAACATCATATTGTGTAGTATCTATTGGAACAGTAAATTGTGTTGTATTTACAACCGTTATTGGTCCAAATTGTTGATTAAGTTGCTGCATTCCAAAACCTACTGGTATATCAAATCTTACTATTGTTCCAGTTACATATGAATTGGCAAAGGAGGTCGTCACCAATGCGGGATTCGCATTGGTGATTGCCGTTATTATTCTCATAGCAGGTTGAAATACAGGAAATTGAAAAGCTTGGATACTCATAGCTTGTCCTTTATATTGCTTTTTCAACCATTACAATCGAAGATTCGGCAGTTCCAATATCTTCAGTGTCTATAAATTCTAAACTCTGGAAGCTACATCTT